TATCTCGTTCTACGAGTGCAGGAAAAATTAAGCTAACTCAAACGCAAGTAGCGTTAGCGAAAAAATTTGGTTTAACCCCGCAGCAATATGCTGCACAAGTAGCGAAACTGGAGAGTTGAAATGGCTGAAACAATTGACCGCTCAAATCGTGATTTAAAGTCACGCGAAAAATCTGTTCGTGCAGTATACGTACCGCCGACAAACTTGCCTGATCCAACGCCTGAACCGGGTTATGTGTATCGCTGGGTAGCGACGCATGTTCTGGGACAGTCGGAAGTAACCAATGTGTCACGCAGAATGCGTGAAGGTTGGGTGCCGGTGAAGGCAGATGACCATCCGGAATTGATGCTGTTGGGTAACGAAAAAACTGGGAATGTGGAAATTGGTGGACTCATGCTTTGCAAGATGTCTGCTGAAAAAGCAAGAGCCCGGGATGAGTACTATGACCAACAAGCGCAAAACCAGATGGAATCAGTTGACAATAGCTTCATGCGACAAAATGATCCGCGCATGCCGTTGTTTGCCGACCGCAAGTCGTCTTCAACGCGTGGTGGATTTGGTTCTGGTTCTAAATAAACTTAGGAGTCCTTAAATGGCATCTACCGCTTCTCCCTACGGCCTTCGCGCCGTAAACGAGTTGGGCGGCCTACCATATGCTGGTAGCACCCGTACCTTCTTGATCGACCCTGCGGGTTACAACACGAACATTTTTAATGGTTCGATTGTTGCAATCAATACGTCTGGTTACATCAACATCGTCACCACAAATGGCGATAACAGCACACCGTTCCCCGCAGGTACTATCGGCGTTTTCGTCGGTTGCTCCTTTGTGAACGCCCAAGGTCAAACTATGTACTCACAGTACTACCCTGCCAACACAGCTTCTGTGCAAGGCTCGGCCATTACTGCGTACGTAATTGATGACGACCGCGCTGTCTTCCAAGTGCAAGCTGCCGGTACTCTGGCACAAACTGCCTTGGGCATGAACGTGTTCTTGAACGCTGTTCAAAGCACTTCTACAGGTTCTACAACCACCGGCAATTCCAATACGGCTGTTAGCATTTCTGCTGCCGCCACATCTGGTTATGCCTTCCGTGTTGTCGGTTTTGCAGACGTTCCCGGATTCTCAACTGTTGGCGACGCCTTCACTGACATCTTGGTCAAGTTCAATCCCGGCGCACATTCATACAGCAACGCCACCGGCGTGGCATAAGGAGTAACTAACCATGGCAATTTCACGCGCACAACTACTTAAAGAGTTGCTCCCCGGTCTGAACGCTTTGTTCGGTATGGAATACGCTCGCTACGGCGAAGAGCACAAAGAAATCTACGAGACAGAGAAATCTGAGCGTAGCTTTGAAGAAGAGACAAAGCTTGATGGCTTTGGCTCTGCTCCCGTCAAGAACGAGGGTCAAGCCATTGCGTATGACAACGCACAGGAAGCCTTCACAGCACGTTACAACCACGAGACTATCGCCCTTGGCTTCTCCATTACGGAAGAAGCTGTGGAAGATAACTTGTACGACAGCTTGTCTGCTCGTTACACAAAGTCTTTGGCCCGTGCCATGTCTTACACCAAGCAAGTAAAAGCTGCTTCCGTTATCAACAACGGTTTTAGCGGTTCATACTTGGGCGGTGACGGCGTTTCTTTGTTCGGTGTTAACTCATCTAGCGCTCGCGTTGGTCACCCGCTCGTTAACGGTGGTGTGAACTTCAACAGCCCAACAGTTGGTGTTGACTTGAACGAGACTTCATTGGAAAACGCTGTGATTCAGATTGCAGCTTGGACTGATGAGCGCGGTCTGTTGATCGCCGCCAAGCCACGCAAGATGGTGATTCCTCCATCACTGATGTTCGTTGCTAAGCGTTTGCTTGACACTGAACTTCGTGTACAAACTTCTGACAACGACATCAACGCGTTGAAGCAGATGGGTGCAATCCCTGAAGGTTACACTGTTAACCACTTCTTGACCGACAGCAACGGCTGGTATTTGATTACCGATGTTCCTAACGGCATGAAGCACTTCGAACGTATCGCTTTGCAAAACAGCATGGACGGTGACTTTGATACAGGTAACGTTCGTTACAAAGCCCGTGAGCGTTATAGCTTCGGCTGGTCTGATCCTCTCGGTATGTGGGGTTCAGCAGGCGCTTAATGCGTTTGTGAAAAGGGGGCTTGTGCCCCCTTTTCTTTTGGTGTATATTGACTTCATTCCGGGGTTATCCGGTGCATTAGACAGTCCCGGCTGACGACATACAGACTGATGCACTTTACTTGTATGTAAGGACAAATCATGGCAAATTCCACGTTTAACGGCCCAGTACGGTCGCAGAATGGCTTTCAATCCATTACCATTAACCCAACCACTGGCGCAGTTACAGTCGACGCTACGTTCGGTGCTACCACCAGCGTAACTAACCTGACTACTTCAAATCTGGTTTTTACCGATCAAAACCACCCAACAACTGCTGCAATTAACGCAACAGCTACGGCTACCGCAGCGCAAGTTGCAACAGGCTACATTACTTCTACCTCAGCATCTCCTACGACTATTACGTTGCCTACAGGCACGTTGCTTGGTGCCGCTTTGGGTGCAAGCCGTGGTACTGTTTTAGAGTTGTATGTTGACAACACTGCTGGTGCAAGCACTGTAACTATTGCTGTTGCTACTAACGGTATTTTGTCTAGCGCTGCCGCTGACACTGCTGGTAGTTTTGGTGATTTGACAATTGCTTCTGGTGCAACTGGTATTGGTCGCTTCACCATCATGTTCTCTAGCGCAACAGCGTACGTGTTTACTCGTACCGCCTAATCAACCCAAGGGGCTTCGGCCCCGTTTTTAAAGGAGCTTGATTATGACGATGCAATATGACGTAAAGTCGTATCACAACACCGCGTCAGGTTTGGCGGTGCCATACCGCACCCGTCTCAAAGGTGTGTTGATTTCCCCAACAACGTCTGTTGCATTTAACACCGTAATTGTTGATAATGTTACGCAAACTGGCACGTATGACGTTCCCGGCTCAACCACTTGCACAGTAACAATCACCGCGCACGGTTTGACTACCGGGGATCGTGTGTATTTGGACTTTACCTCTGGCACAACCACAGATGACGCTTACACGGTGACGGTGCTGACTGCAAACACGTTTACGGTTACTGTGACATCCGCAACAACAAACGGTAATGTGACTATGTACGCCAAGCTTTTGACCGAGATAGATTGCTCTAACGGCACATCTTTTTACACCTTAATTCCCGGCGAAGGTGTTTTGGCAACCACGGGAATTCGTGTGTTTTTGCCTTCAGCAAGCGTGACCTCAACTATTTTCTACGGATAAGGTGCGGCCATGACAATGCAATATGACGTAAAATCCTATCACGCTTCTACCTCTGGTACAGCGGTGAGCTACCAGACACGACTGAAAAGTGTTGTGGTTACGTCTGGCACGGTTTCTGCGCGTACCTTTTCTATTTGCGATCCAACCGTAAACAAGTCAGGCACGTATGCACGTACATCTCCAAGTGGCGTGGTAACCATTACAATGACTGCACACGGGTTAGAAACAGGCGACCGAGTGTTTATAAACTTTACTTCCGGTCTTGGTATTGACGCAGCGTTTGATGTGACAAAACTCACAGCAAATACTTTTACTGTGACAACTGCGTCAACTGCGACAACATCGGGTAATGTCACAATGTATCCGGTAATTTTGTTGGAGGTGGACACCTACAACACTGTAGGCTTGCCAATTTTCATTCCCGGCGAAGGCATTCTTTGCGAGAATGGTATCTTCGTTGGTGTTGGCGGCAGTGTAACCGGAACAATCTATTATGGCTAAGAGTCCAGCATGGCAGAGGAAAGAAGGCAAGTCCGAGAAGGGCGGCTTGAACGCCAAGGGCCGGGCTTCCTACAACAAGGCAAACCCCGGGAAGCCGGGACTGAAGCGTCCTCAACCAGAGGGCGGCAAACGCCGCGACTCTTTCTGCGCCCGTATGGAAGGCATGAAGAAAAAGCTGACCGGAGAGAAGGCCAAGAAAGACCCAAACTCCCGCATCAACAAGAGCCTTCGGGCTTGGAATTGCTGATATGAACGACATCGAATTAACAGATCGCGAAGAAGCCATTGCCCGTAAAGCGGCAAAGATGGCCATTGAAGAAATGTCTGGCGAGTTCTACAAAATGGTTGGTAAGACTGTTGTAGAAAAAGCTTTGATTTGGATCGGCCTGTTGGTTGTTGGGTTTATATTCGGCAAAGGCTGGATCATTAAGGTTTGACATGCCTAGCACTAGCAAAAAGCAACACAATTTCATGGCGGCGATTGCGAACAATCCTGCGTTTGCCAAGAAGGTTGGGATACCGCAAAGCGTTGGAAAAGAATTTACCGACGCTGACAAGGGTAAGAAGTTTCGCTCCGGCGGCGTAAGCCGTGCGGATATTCAGAAGGTGAACAAGCCTAAAACCGAACACGGAAAAACGGCTTTTTTTAAAGAAGGTGGATCTATCATGGCTACAAAGAACAACGGTATTACCAAAGCAAAAATGGGCGCAGTGCGCACAGCGGCTCCTAGCCGTGATGGTTTGGCCACTAAAGGCAAGACCAAAGGCACTATGGTGTCCATGAAGGGCAGCACCCCTCTGGGCATGAAAGCTGGCGGCATGAAGAAAATGAACTACGGCGGCAAAGCCTGCTAAAACCATGATGGCGAGTCGCGGGATGGGGGATATTTCCCCCTCTAAAATGCCCACGGGCAA